TGGCTAAGTCCGTGGCAAGGCCCATCAGCCTAAATGCATCCGATATGGCGGTAATGCCGAGCATGATCGGCCCCAGCACGCCAAGCAGGCCGCCAAAGGCGATCGTCGCCGCGCCAGCCGCGCCTTGGGAGGCCAGAAAGCCTGCATTCATGCGGATGACCTGTGAGGTGACAACCCGCAGTGCAGAACCAGCAAGCGCGCTGGTCTGTGTCATCTGTTCCTTGAATTCATCTAGTCCGGTTGCGCGGACTGGAATATTAAGCGCTGGCGTCGGCACTGGCGGGCTTTCCTAGAAAGAGTGCAACTAACAGTCCGGCTGCGACACCGGCATTGCCTGAGATCGGCTTGCCGCGAACATGGGCGTCTAGAAGCTTTTCAGCATTGCGTTCGTCCATTCCAGCGCCTATCAGGCCAAGCTCCAGAACGCGCTCAACGTCATCAATCGAATAACTCCCGGTCTCAAATCGCGCCAAGCACGCCGCTGGCGTGTTGCCGTTCGGGCCGGGCAGGCCGCGATAATTGATTACGTTGCGAACCCATGGGTGATTGAGGTTCAAAGGATGGGTTTGGTCGCCCCACGTGACTTCGCGGGCGCATTCGTTAGCATTGTTCATTTATCTAGAACCTCGTTTACGGCATCGTCTATTGCGGCTTGCATGGCGCTCTTTCTGGCTTCATACGTGTTGAAGAAGAAAGGACGGGCTGGTTGATGCGAATCTCCAAACTCAAACGCCAAGGCGTAATCGTAATTGCTCCGTGTGGTGGGCTCGCCCCCGGCTTGAACCAGAAATTCAAGATCGGACGCCCCAGCAACGACAACGCACGAAGCTTCGAGAGCGCCGGTTTCTTCCGGCGGCTGTTCCAGAGAGCGCAGGGTCTGTTTCTGCGCTTCCGATAGATTCTCGGCTTGCTCACGGATAACGCCCGACAATTGCTCTATGAGTTTGTCTGGCAGGGCTTCCAAATAGTCGTCCAGATCATCGGCCATACGTCACCAAACCAGCATGTCGGCAGTCACCGCCGGGTCGCTGTAGAATGAAAGATTGTCGTCACCGGCTGCCGCACGGGCTATCGCCATCGCGGCGGCTTGCGCCCCGTCGATCCGATCGCGGCTCTTGCCTTTGTGGAATGACTTGTTTCCGGCCTTGTCGGTTTCGACCGCGATATTTGCGAAGTTCCAGCGCAGCACTTCATGGCCGCCGTGCTGGAATTTCCGTCCGATAATGGCGCGCTCAAGCTCTTTGATCGCCGGGGCCATCGTCAGCCAGCCTTGACGCATCTCAACGGCGGGATAGCCGTCTTCAAGCAGATTATTGAGCGTGTTGCGTGCGAGGTGCGGGTCAAACGCAATCTCGCGAACGTCGAAGCGGGCGCATATGTCGCGGATGGTCGCTTCCACGGCGCGGAAATCGACCACGTTGCCCGGGGTGGCGGTAATCAAGCCTTCCTCGGCCCATCGTGGGTAGGGAACGCCATCGCGATCAGCGCGGCGCCGTAGGTTATCTGCAGGGCAGAAAAACCACGGGCGCACAATGAAGCCGTCATTGTCATCCCGCCAAGCCGCAACGATGACGGTAAGATCGCTGTTTGAGGACAGGTCAACGCCAAGCCAGCACGGCTTTCCTGCGAGAGCGTCAAGATCAACCTGGGCCGCGCCAGCGTCATAGACCGCCATGTCTACAAAGGGATCGGCGCTATGATCAAGCCAGATATTCAGGTTCAGTTGCCGGAAGCTCTCGCGGTCACCGGGACGGTCGCGGCTCTCGCGGGCATATTGGCGAAGGCCATCAAGATCAGGGTAGCCGTGTCTGAGACCGGGATTTACCCGGTGCCAGACTGCTTCGTCCTGCCAATCGCAATCGGCGGGAGCTTCAAAGATGATCGGCAGTGTCGCCGGATCGTCGATTTCGCCGAGCGCGACCTTGCGGGCGTATTCATACTGCTCATGGGCGATCGTGTTTTGGCCGCGTCCCGCAGTGGTGATAATGACGTTGAGCGAACCCTGGGTTTTGATCAGGCCCGTTTTCAAAGCTTCCCACAAATCCCGTTTTGGCCATGCGTGTAGTTCATCCATGAGTGTAAATGAGGGCGTTCGTCCATGTTGGGTTTTGGCGTCTGCCGAGATCGCTTCAACGAGCGAACCGGAGCGCTTATCCCGGAACCGGTTGCGATGATCCGTCACGTCCACAATGCGATCAATGCGCCTATCTTCCCGGATGACGCTGATGGCCTCTTCAAAGGCGATGCGCGCTTGTTTCTGATCAGCGGCGGCACAAACAACCTGCCCTCCGGGCGTCCGCTCTGGCCCGATGCTATGCAAGAGGGTAAGAGCCGCGCCCAGCGTCGTCTTTCGGTTGCCGCGCGGGATCATCGCGAAAACGGTTTTGACGATCCGCGTGCCGTCAGGATGACGCGGGCCATAGATGTGCCGGATGATCCTTTCCATCCAAGGATCAATCTGGAACGGGCGATCGGGCAGGCGGCTCTTGGGATGTCTGAGGTTGCGGAGAAACCTGACCGCCTTTTCGCCGTAGCCAAGGGGATCAGGAATATCCGAACCGTCATCAATCCATGAAGGATAAGTCGTTTTCATCTTCGTCACGGATTGAGGGGCGGGAGCGTGAGACGGGGGTCAGCCCAAGCTCTGCGGCAAGCTGGCGCGCCGTCTTGATGGCTTGGTCCTGCATTCGGAACAGCTTAGGGTCCAGTCCAGCGCGCAACACCTTCTCAAGCTCGCGAATGCGGCCTATGGCGATGCAATAGCTTTCGAGACTGCCCAGATCGGCATTCGTTAAGATTTGCCGTTTAAAAAGCTCTGGCATTACCCGTCGCCATTCAGCTTTTGAATATTTAGATAGCCAAGCCGGAGGCGCGATGATGCCGGTAACCGTGCTGGGATCGCCAGTAAGTTCGGGTTTTCGGCCTCTCATTGCGCAGCCTGAATAGGGAGAGACAGATGAAAGCCGCCAACGACGTTTTCAACGATCTGTTGCAGAAGATTGGGCTGCCCGCTGGATACTCGATTTCTTTGTGTGAGGTCGAACCGCCCGGTGACGACGGGCAGAATTGGATCGTTGGAATAGGAAACCTCCCGCGCGATGTGCAGTCCCGTTACGAAAAAGCGTACGACGAAATGAAAAAACTGCATCCAATGATCGATTGGAACGCCGTCAAGGTGGCCAATGGCGAACGGCGATGCATCTCGGGTGCTAAATTGAGCTAGTTTCATATTCCGACTCGCTCGCAGTCACCGGCAAGCTCAGGTTTCCGGCCTCTCATGCCGCAACCCTCTCGACAAATGCTGAACGGCACGGCACGTTAGGCTCATGAATTTCGACCGATTTGCCGGAATCTTCGCCGCGTCTGCGATTTGCCTCACCTTGGCTATTGTCAGTTGTACCGGTGTTATTGGCCCAATTTGGCGCGCGACAAATACCGCGACTCCCGATCAATGGTTGGGCTTCGCTGGAGCTATTCTGGGTGCGGTGGCAACCCCGCTGGCCGCCGGATTGGCATTGTTCGCGGCGATCAAGACCCTTTCGCCCATGCGGGCTCAATTGGACCAATTGATCAAACAGAATGATCACGTTCAATACGAGAGGATGCGCAAGCGCGCTTATGGTCTGAATAGCGAGATAATTCTGCTTCAGCAGGTTTGTACCAGTTGCGTGCTTGCTGATAGGATGCTCGCCGAATTTCTTGAAAAACCGAAGCACCCTCAAGACTTGGCGTTTAAAACCGCTGTGAAGGCGTTCACAGACGATCTGGAAAAACTCCGTGTTGCTCGCGGTTTCCTTTGGGGTGATCCGAAAATCCAGGCAGCGCGACACTCGTTTGTGGAGACGACGGCTTCGGCCGCGACTTTGGCGATGGCTTTCGAAGATATTATGAGCCAGCAAGCCCACGTTGCGGTGATCGTTATTAGACGAGACCTCGAAAAATGGACAATGCTCAACTCGGCTGTCTCCGCGCTCGGCACTCAACTTCAAATCGACGCGGACAGCGAGTTGACGCGCATCGGACAGATTATCTCTGAGTTGGAAATAAAATTGTTTGCTTAACGTCATGGCCCGAGGCGCTCGCACGTGATGTCCAACCCAACGAGTCGGCCAATTTCCTTAATTGTCATGATCTTGAACTGCTGATCTTGATAGGTGACGCGGTTCTCCAGCGTCACGCCATCAATCCAGCGTATCCGAAAGGTGATCACATTGTCAGTTGTGTCACCGCGCGCGCCTTCTCGATCATTGATGGCGTTTTCCAGTTTCTGGGCGCGCATCGTGGCGAACGTGGTCCAAACCGGAATGGGTGTGCCATAGAGGTCCATCCCGGTAGACCGGCTCTGTATTTCAATAACGCGATCGAGCGTTCCGGCGCGCATCAGATAGCCTTCATGATGCCAGCAACGGTGAGAACGCCGTGGCTGTAAGAGCCGTGCGGGTCGCGCAAGAACCGGGTTTCGGTCACCTCCAGATCGTGACAAATGAAATTGTCGAGGGCCAGGACGCCATCAATCTGGGCATCTACTCGCAACACCGGGACGATCGCGCTAGCGATGGCTTTCGCGCCGGTCAGGCCGGGTTCTTGAACCCAAACGTGCAAGGTGGCGTAGGTTGTCGAGCCAAACCGGCGGTAAATCGTCTGGCCCTCGCCAATATTGACGCAAGGGATGCGCTCAGGACGCCCGGTAGCGTCGACAATGTTGTCAGCCGGGACCAGCGCCATCAGATCAGCGCTCGCCAAGAGACGCGCGCGGATGGCCTTTTGTAGGTCAAGAGAGGGTTCAAAAGCCGTCATTTCAGAACGCAAACGCCCGATATGAGGCCAAAAGATCGAGGAAACCGA